TTTCGGTTAAGTGTTACTAACATCTCACTTTCTGTAAGTATTTGATTTTGAATTATTTAAATTCAAATTAGCATTTAAAAAATCACTATAAATACGTGTAAAAGTGAGATACTTTTCCATTTTTTAATTTCTAATTATTTATGGTTGTGATTACCTTTTGGTACAAATTTTCTAAAATCTCATCTTCTCTTTGGTTTATTCTTTTTCTTCCTATTACGTTTATCTCTGTATGGAGTTGAGCCACTTCTATTTTTTCCTTCCGACTTAAATGACCTAAGCATATAATCATTCAAAAAGTCAGTAATAGGGTTTAATGTATAAGCAATAGTTCTAATATCTTCCATAATTTCTAAATGTTTTGATAATTTGCTACAAAGATATATATTATTTCTCAAATAAACAAATAGTACATAGCATTTAACTAAAATTTAACACTATGTACTATCTTGTACTTATTTAAGTATGGTTATTATGCTTTTCTAAATTCTTATACATTTCTTCTACATACTTAACAACTCTCTCATATTCCATTCCGCTTAATTCACTATCTTTATAAGCCTTCTCGACAAGTTCTTCACTTGTGCCATAGAAGCAACCTACCTTCCACATCTTGTTAGAACGTGTATATGTAAAGAATCGCCCGCTACTCCATGTGTTCTTTCCAACATAATAATCAGTATTACATTTAAGTTCTGCGTCACCCATAATTTTTACGCTACCATCCACTGTAACTCTACCATGTACAATGGCTTGACCATACACCTCTGCATTATTACAGATAGTAGCATAATCATATACGTTGGAATCTCCCCAAACTTCGGCATTATCACAAACTAAGGCATTTCCACCAATTCTAGCATTACCATATACTTTGGCGTTATCATACACTTTTGCTTCACCATATATTTTTGCATTATCTAGAATTGCGGATTCACAACGCACCTCAGAATTGCCCCCAATTTCAACATTGCCACATACTTTGGTTTCACCATCTACCTCTGCATCATCAAGTACTTTGCTATTTCCCAAAACTTCTGCCTTACCATATACTTGGGCTTCACCACACACTTTGGCATTATCATACACGCAAGCCTCATCAAAAACCCAACAATTACCTTCTTGGGAAAGATTGTCTTCCTTCTCAATCCATCCTCCTAAATCACCTTTCTTTACATAACGGAAATCTTTTAACGCTTCAATTCTGTAAAGTGTGGTAAGATTATGAATCTTTACTAAATCGGTTCTAAGTTTATACTTCTTTTCTTCCATAATTTTATTTTACTTTAATTTGTTTATTTCAGCACTATTACTGAATCACGATGCAAAGGTAAGTTATTTAGTTTATAACACCAAATATATTGTACTAATTAATGTTAAGGTTTGCTACTTTCAATGTCTTTGTACATTTCATCAACATACTTAACGACTCTTTCATAATTACGTCCGCTTAAATCACTATCCTTATAAGCCTTCTCGATAAGTTCCTTGCTTGTACCATAAAAGCAACCAACTGCCCACATTTTGTTTGAACGTGTGTAAGTAAAGAAACGACTACTACTCCATACGTTCTTACCTACGTAATAGTCTTTATATGACTTAATTATAGCATTTCCCTTAATTTCGGTTTCTCCATCGATATAAGCATTACCATATACTTTGGAATTACCGTAAACTACCACATTACCTTCAATTCTTGCATATTTGTATACTTCCGCATTGTCATCCACTTCTACATTACCCCCAATTTCAGCTTGCCCATACACTTTGGCACTGCCCCCAATTACGGCATTGTCTTTAATTTCGGCTCTTCCATATACTTTTGCATACTCATGAACTCTCGCTTTCCATTGTAATTGTGCTTCATCATATACTTCTGCATACCCATTCACTTTGGCTTCTTCGAATATTTTTGCTTGTCCATGTACTTTGGATTTACCCGACACTCTTGCACCGCCACAAATTAGTGCTTCTCCGTATAATTCAGCATTGTCATATACTTGTGCTTTATTGCATACCTCTGCTCTTCCAAATACTTTTGCTTCTCCCCAAATTCTAGCATTAGCTCTAATAATGGCATTATCATACACTTTGGCTTTGCCAAATACCTTAGCTTTGTCATAGACCCAACAGTCACCTTCTTGTGAAAGATTGTCTTCACTTTCAATAAAACCGCCTAAATCACCTTTCTTTACATTAGAAAAGTCATTGAGTGCTTCAATTCGATAAAGTGTATAATATCCATACTCAATTACTAAATCTTTTCTTAACTTATACTTCTTATTTTCCATAAAAATATATTAATTCATTGAAAAACCAACATCATACGTTCTTTGTACTTATTTAAGTATGAGCTACTCTCTTCTCTCTATACCATGTATCAAATTGTTCAAATGATGCCTTAAAAAACTCCAAATCTTTCTCATCTACTGTTTTTAATATCTCGTCGACAGAACAATACAAATCACCACATTTACACATTCTATTAGCAGGTGTATATGTTATATACTTACCATATAGTTTTCTAAATGTCAGAAACCTATCAAAATTGGTTGAAATATCAACATCTCCACAGATGTCAAAATTATATGACAAGTCTACATTCCCATGAACATTCGCGTCACCATGCACCTTCGTATTACTATCTACCTTCGCATTACCATGTACTTCTGCCTTCCCGTAAATTTCCGCATCACCCATGATTTCAGCATTTTCATACACTTTTGTATTTCCATATATTTTAGCTTCCTCAAAAGCACAAACTCTTCCATATACATCAGCATTATCATATACTTGTACATTACCATAGAGTTCGGCTTTGCCATAAACTCTTGCGTTGTAATACACTTCTGCATCGTGACATACCTTGGCATAGTCATACACTTGTGCCGTGTTGTATATTCTTGCATCATCTTCTACTCTTGCATCACTATATACACACGCATTACCATATACCCAACAAGTGCCTTCCTGAGAAAGATTATCTTCCTTCTCAATCCAGCCACCCAAATCTCCCTTCTGCACACGACTGAAATTCTTTAATGCTTCGATACGATAAACTGTATGTCCGTTTACAGACTTATATAAGTCCTCTCTAATCTTATACTTCGTAATCATAGTTTTATTTTTTATTAATTTCACTTCACAAAGGTAAGAATAAAATTTCTTATAACAAAGCAAATTAACACTTTTAACTATTACTTATTTCCTTCCATTCTAAGGCGACTTTAACAGGAAAACACATAAACATATACTCTACACACTTATCACTTCTCACAGATGCCTAAAATGGCAAATACTATTAATAATGTACGCATGAATATATAATATTATACGAAGATTGGAGAATAACATTCAATTGTTAAAAAATGCTTATTACTTAAATTTTATTCTTGATTTATTTGGTTATTCGAATAAAAAGTATTACCTTTGCATTGTGAATGATAAAAACAGGTAATCATTCACATATCAGACTGGAATGGTACCTTTCCTGATATATGCACACTACCTGTACTTTTTTAAGTATGGAGCAATTGAATAATCGTTGTAAGTCAATTAAGGTCTCTTATATTAAGTCACCTAAGCAAATTGATAATGTAGTACTTAATGAATATTATAATCAGAAGGTTAGAATTGATTTAACCAAGGAACAACTGGACGCTTATAATAATCACATCAAAAAGTTCGAAAAAGAAAAGTTGAACGGAGTTGATACTCATTCAATTTTGAAGGAAGGTGAAAATACTTTGAATTCAAATGCATCCCTTCAATTTTATGCATATTTCTGGCTAACCATTGATGAACGATTCAAACTACATAGAAATACAATTGTTCAAGTTAATGTAATTTAACAATAAAAATTTGCAAGTTCAAAAAGAATTTTGTAACTTTGCATCATAATAAAAAAGTTCTAATTTTCTTATGGTATGAGTGCACGATGAAGGACTAAAGCGTTAGAACACCCACGTGCATATAAACCATAAAACGTTTTATAATATATACTTTAGAGAAATTAAAGTGTAATAGTGTACTTGAATAAGTCAGAAGTTTAGAAAGCATTATCACATTGTACAATGCTAATTATTAAAAATGACTCACTTTAATTTCTAAAATCAAACCCTATATAGACAAGAAGTATCTTGAAATAGTTCGTGAGATACATAGATAAATGTGAATTGATGTGTCAAGTATTACTTTACAGTTAAGTATATGATAAGATACATACATGGGTATATTATACCAAGGGTATTAATTATATATAAACATATAAATATATATTCCTTTATGCTCTCTCATGATAATTATCAATACTCACATACAATATAAAGAGATACACATAACAGAGACACACAAGCAGAGATGATGTATACATATAATACGATGATATGATGATACTATAATGATATTAGATATTACATCCTTCATAATACAGTACGATACATCACATGTTCCAAATAAGAACACATGCTTATAATATAAGATACGGATATGATTTATAAAACCAAACAAAGATTATATATACTATCAAGATGAGAATAATAGATACAATATAAAAAAGAAGATATATAAAAAGTATATGTAATAAATATATCTAACAATAAACCTTCAATCTACAGAAAATTTGAACGATATGTACTTAATTAAGTATGGTTTTTATCGCAAAGGTTTTGAATATGATATTAGAACATAATATAATAAAAATAATAATTTGTTATTGATTTTATGAAAAAAATATTTATCTTTAACTAAAGATAATACATAAAAAAAATAATAGGTAGCCGTACTACCGAATTTACGCTTGTGGAGAAACCAACTGTGGATGACCGAACACCATGTTCCTAAAAAGCAGTGTTTCGTTGAAGCAAGAAATAAAATATGATAAATACATAGATTTTATCATAATTTTATATACGGTACCATAATGTGTACATGAGGTGGGTAGGTTGGTACTTAGAAAACTTGTATAAATATTGTATATGAGTTAAACACTATGAAAGGAAAATATACAATATTTTACAAATTATGGATTGTTAAATGAATTAACATAATGTATTGTTTGACCTTCTTGTTCTACGTGATTTTTTGGAAAGTATGTACTTATTTAAGTATAACTTATTGACTATCAGCTTATATACGGTTTTCTGCATAATGTTAATGAATGTTTATGTATATGGTGTTTTATTTATCATAATGATAGATTATCTTACTAATAAATTCATTACAAATAATCCTTTAAGAAAAGTAAACAATAAATATACAGAAAGCAAGAATCATATCTAATCTAATAATAGAAAATATATGGTCCAAAAAAGAAATAAACAATTATATATGATATCAGATATCACCTTCTTTAATTTCGATAAATCTACACTTATCAAATAATTCTTTAATCTTTGGATTTACTATATAAACAGCTTTCTTAGCTAAATAAGGAGAATATACCTTAAAACCAGCCTTCATAAGAATATTAATTAATTGTGTATTATCTGTAACAAAGATTCTCTTATCTGCTGTTATGTTTAATAAGTATTTAGCAACAAGTTCACTTTTCGTTAAAAGAAATGCTTCAGAAGATAATCCATTACCTGCAAAGGTTCCTTTAATAAGACGTATTCCTTTCATCTTAGAGAAAGGTCTATCTTTAGTTTCATAGCCCATGCGTGATAACTCTTCCGCTGTGGCAACACTATTAATATTATATTTACCAGCAGACCTTTCTGATACCATCTTAGTAGCATTCATAAAGTCAGCACCATGAGATTTATTATCTCTATCTATTGCACGTGCATTACCTTCTTCATCAAACTGTGTATAGTAATGACACATCTCATGTATCAGAGTGTTTTCCCAGTCTTCTTCTGGTGCGCTGTAAGCCGTTGTAAGATAAATAGTGGGTCTTGCTATGTCATAAATATTTTCACGTGTTACAGGACCATTAGGATAAACAGAATTAGTTGAATACATACCAAGATGCTTAGGTGCTAACTTCTTAGTCATTAATCTGCATGGTGGTAAAAACCCATCAAATAACTCTTGATTGAATTGATTATATTTTGTCTGCATCCATTGTTTAGTAGGAACCATATTCCCTTCTATCTCTTCAAATAAATGCATTTGATTCTCTCTTATCAATATTGTTTTCATAAAGATAAATATTCATAATACAAAAAAAACTCTCATTCTCTTTAAATAAGAAAATGAGAGATAAAATTATTAACTAATAAAGGTTGTTAACAGTTCTTTAGTTACTAATAATTATTAATAATTTTCAATAAAAACTTGATAAAGCCGACGGCTTTATTATATTTTAATAAGATAAGTATAAAAATCATGACCATACAGGAAGACTGCAAGATATTTTACGATGACTTATGCAAAGTCATAAGTTCTCACCTGTTATCACACAACGACATAGACAATGCTATGTCTATGTGGGACGACTCTTCTTGTGCAATGACTGTAAAGTCATGGTTCTCTACAAAACAAGTTACAGTCCACCATACGAACTCAGAGAATACTTATGGGCAAACATTCATGTCATCTCATACAGAACGCATGTTATCAGACACTGTTGTGACAAAATCAAGACGTATAAGGATTTATCCGACACAACAGCAGAAACAACTCTTTAAACAGTGGTTCGGTGTGGAACGTAAAGTCTACAATACATGCATTAATCACTTTAACGAGAAAGACATTGAGTTTAAAGGGTGGATGAAGATGAGTACTTTAGTACTACATTCGCTTACAGAAGATTACATAAAGACTGTACCTTATCAGATAAAGAATATGGT